CTGAAAAAGATTCTTCATATCTATGGCCAAATTTATACCATTCTGGCACGGCATTCAACAATTGTCCCTTGCCAGTATATCTCTGAGCGTCAACTTTTCCATATGAAGCAAGATTCAAATCAGAAGATTCAGAATTTTGGGCGTTAGAATTATACTTTAAATCTCTAACTAAATTTTTACCTTCTAAAGTTTCTATAGGAAGTCCTTTATAATTACATCCAATTTCACATCTATAAGTCCAAACACAATGGTTAGCGATTATTGGTCTAGCCGGAATCCAAGCATTTTCCATTTCAAGCGCAGACACTAGCTCGAATTGAATAGAATTTTTATCTTCAGATGTTTTTCGGTTTATAAAATATATATCATCAGGAAAATGAGCTGCATCGTCACTCCTCCCAAAAGCATTCCTGTTTTGATCATTAACGCCCCTTGATGAAACTTCAAAATTTTGATTATCCAAGAACCTAGCAAAAGTTCTTTTTCTTGTAACCTTGCAATTAACAAAATCCTGATTGGCATATAATATCTTAGAAAATAAACCTTCTGGATTAGCTATTGTTAATTTAGGCCTAGGTAATTTACCTTCCCCCTGATACTCAAAACCTTCCATCTTAATTGGTAGCGGTTGATAAGAATTTCCCTGCCATACCAAAGGGTTTGTTCCATTGATCATTGGACAAAATCTATACACAGGCTCATCGTTCACGTTAACAGAGTAAACGTCCTTTAAAAACTCAAGGCTTTTCTGCAGATTGCTAAAATCAATTTCATATAAATCAATAACAGCATCTGGGGTAATAGATATTACTTGCTTATTTAAATTTGAAGAAGACTTACTCATTTTAAATTAATACTAGGCCGGAGATATTGATCGTCACTTGGTCTAGCAGGTCCATAACTAACATTATAACCTAAATCTTTTAGCATTCCAATAGATATTTCAGAAAGAGCTGCACCTTGATTAATTATAGGAACTGCTGGAGCCCTAGCTATCAAACCAAAATCAGTACCTATTTCCCCAGGAAATGTTGGTTGTATTTTATCAACTCCTTCGTTAGATACATTGCGAACCTCGGACCTTAAATATAAACCAGAATCAGTCAGAGGAATTTTATCTTTATAAAAATCAGAAAGTGGACTATTAGTAGGCATATTAAGTTCTGTATTAGAGCTTCCCTCGGCATTCCAGTGATTTAACCCCCACTCTATTTTAGACTGCTTTTCTTCTTCTGATTCTTCAGCCAGGTAAGCATTATAAGCATCCAAAACAGTTGGATTTTCATCAACATATCTCTCGTAATCATTGACATCAAAAACAATCCCCTCTTGACTATAAGATTGAAGTAATTCTTGATACTTCAGCACCGCATTATCACCAATATATTGATAAACTGAAGAATTATTTTCTGATAAATTATAAGCTGCATCAACATTCGCATCATCTTTCCACCAAGTTCTATTTTGAGACCAAAGAAAACCTACACCTAGCATATTTATCAATTCATGCAATACAGTATAATAAACAGGAGTATGTTGTGAAGCATCATAATTAACATTAACAATTTGATTATATTCCGCATTATTTATTTTTTCTGGGTCAATAGTCATTACAGCAGAAATTCTTCTCGCAAAATAATTATCATCAGGAATAACATAAGACTCAAATCCACCAACATATAATTTTACAAAATTAGATCTATCTAAATGAGCAAGACCTTTATTTAAAAATTCTTTTTCTGTATGGGTAATCTTAACTACATTCTGACTCTCAATACTAGAGCCTAGACGACCATGGTGATCTTCTAGAACTGTAAGATTTATGGAAAATTCATCTTGAACAATAGACTCTAAAGTTGAAACCGCATCTTGTATTTCCTTTTTATGATCTTCACTAAGTTCTGTTTTAAAATCAATATCAACCTCTAATCCTTTATTTAGTATTTGAGGTAGCGAAGATTTTTGAAGTGAATAATACTCGGAATTTAATTCTGGGTATGTGCTTTTATATATGTCAGATACGATATTAAAACTTGTACGATCAAGAACATGCGCCCAAGCCTTTAAACACGATTGATTTTCATAAACCATTTTCTTTACCTTACTTTCGCCAAATGTAGGATTAATAATTTTATTCCATTCATATTCAGCATTAGATAAAGTCCAACCTGTAGATACATCTATCTCCGTTAATTCTATTATTCCTTTAGTTATATACAATACATTTTCATCCCTAATTGTATAAGCTAAAACATCAGATCCTATAGTAATTCTGTAATCAACTTGCTCTATCTCTTCTAAACTTAGCGGATTCATAGCTTCATCGAAGACTGATTGTTCGATAAATATTTCACGTTTATCCCATAAATTTCTACTAAATGACTCTAAATGATAACCTCCTTGACCCAGAAGGATAATTTTATCAAAGCCTATAGATGAATTTTCAACCATATCGTATATCTGACCAGACACAGCGTAAGCTTTTTTTACAACATTATATCTATTATTACTGGCTTTTACTATACCATATTCTGATATAGAATTTAAAACAGAAAACTCAATATTACCGCAACTTTCTACTGAATTATCAAGCCAACATAATATTTCCGCAAACAAGAATTGAGAATCACTATCAATAAATGATTCTATAAAAGAAGAATTTAGAACTCTAGATGTAATTTTAGTTAAACCTCTCTGTGCGTAACCCTTAGTATAACCATTAGGAAGTTCAGCTTGAGGTATTTCTCTAACTTCTATCAATGTATGATCTTCGGTATTTGCAGAGGATATATTTTGAGTGTTAAACTTTAAAGGCTTGCTTGAAAAATCTTTTTCTATTGAATCATAATAATGCGAAGAAGTTTGAAAAATTACGCTATCATCATCTAAAGAATTGTAATAAGATGAACCTCTCGGTAAAACAATAGAAGATTTATCATCGCTCAGAGGAAGGGTATGCCCTTGATCTTTTCCGTTTTCAAACCAATAATTTAACCCCCACAATTTCTTAGGTTTAGGATATGCTCCTGCAGAAGCAACATAATTTTCGTAAAGCTCAAGAACTCCTTCTTGAGAGTCGACGTAAGATTCATAATCTCCATTCTCGGAATAAGCTTTAATTTCATACGGAACCCACAAACCAACAAGTTTTTTGAAATCTTGTTGTCCAATTTCAAATCCTATAACTGCTCTAGCCCGATTCTCAGAAGGTTGCAATTCTGTATTATTGATATAAAAACCAGGTGTGTTCAAAAATAAAAATGGAGCATTTATAACGTTCTCGTAAGACCATGGAGAAATCTCTTCTTCTTCTTGTATAGTTTCGTCATTAAATTTCACCCAAGCATTAAGGCTTGATACCAATGAATCGCCTTGGGATTCTATATATAAATTACCTTCTACAGAATTTATTCCCCGACCTATTTTTATATAACCCTTTTCTCGTCCAAAAGAATCTGTCCAAGATATTTCATTACCCGCAGAGTCAGTTAAAAAACTATCTGCTTGAGCTTTAATCTGAAAATATAAATCAATATATCCCTCTTCCCCTCCTCTTATAATGTTAGTAGAATAAAGCTCAAATACTCTTTGATCGACAAAATATAAATCAATAGATTCTAAAGATCGACCACTAGATTCTTGAATAATTATACCTTGATTATTTTGAAAATAATTTTCATTTGTAGATATAACTTTAAATCCTCTGCCGTTTAAAGTTCTTTTCTTCAATTGAATCTGCATTCCATTCAATCCTATGTCAGATAATTTATTATCAGGAATGCATATTTTTCTGTCAGTTCCTGTTATTTTTTGAGTGATTACCTTCGGATTATTTCTTAAAAAATTAGCCCTAACATCAGAAGACTCGATTGTTAGCCTTACTTCATTTAAACTGGATTCATTTAAAAGAGAATTTATAATTGATTGAGTTGGTGTTTCCCCGATCAAGTCTTGATAAATAATTTGTATATCTTTACTCGTTGGACTCTTTAATAAGAAATCTTGACTATTTAAAATCGCGATCACTAAATCAGCAACCCTCCATTGCTGTTCATTAGACTTGTCGATATAATATGAATCCAGCATCGCCTCGCCCATGATAGATAAATATATATCAGATATTTGACTATCAGTCATAGAATCTTCTCTAGAAAAACCTTGTGGACAATAATTCGACCCAAAATCATTTTGCCCAAGAATATGATATTCATCGTTAAGTGAATCGGTAGATATTAGATTGATTTCTGCACTTAAATCACCAATATTCTTAAGATTTACCTGCTTCCTTATGTACCCCTTTTCACCCAAGGATTCAATTAGTTCTTCGTCGTCTCTGCTTGAGAAGTTTATTGTTTTATTGACTATAATTTCCGCGCGAGCTTGAGAAGCTGGAGTTTCATTGTCTATAATTTTATCGCTATTTAAATCAATAGCATACTGCTCGAATCTAGCCCTTATGCTATGATTATTTTTGTAATTATATATATGCTGCCATTCTTGACACACAAAATTGTGAGGAGCTTCATATGGAGCTGGAGCAGAAAACATAAAAGGTATACATCCGTAATGCTGCTCAAGAAAATGCAGTATAGCATAAGCCTCACTATCATCTCTATTATTAAACTGAACCTCTAAAGTCAATAAACTTTCATTGATTCCGTCTTGATAAATCTGAGTATAACCCGCCCCAAGGGAAATCTCTTGCAGTCTGGGATTCTGAGATACAGTTAATCCCAAAGATGGTTTCCACATAAAATCTCTAGTCCATTGCCCTGTATTTATATGTGAGAAATTGCCTAATTCTCTAGTCCATTCTTGATGCATTTCAACAGGAGGCAATCCCTGAGCTTGACCCTCTCCGCTATGAAAATAATAATATTGATTATTTCCAGTATAAAAAACTACATCGTTTTTTTCGTAATAATCATCTTCAGAGTAAGTGGGGGCACTAGCAACAAAAAGAGAATCATTTTTTTGCAATATAGATGTATCCAAGTTCCTTAATTTTACCAAAACATCATTGCTATCTTCGAAATTAAGCGAGTGAGAAAAATCTTGACAATAAAATTTCTTGGTTTGAATGTCAAGAGAATCATATGGATGAAAAGAAGAAGCTCCGTCCCAATTGAAACCAGAAATACCTTGACTATATTTTAAATAAGAAAGAGGCTTATCTTTTGCATCTTGTCCTTGATGATTTTCTAAAAAATGTATAATCGCATTTGCTTCTCGATTTGTTCTATTTTTAAATTTTAGATTCGCTTCAAACGTTAAACTATTAATATTCTTTGGGTGAACAACATAATAACCATTTCCGTATTGATATTTATAGTTATTAGCTTTATAATTTACAATTGCTCCATAGTCAGAATCAAAAAAGAATCTATCTTTTGACCACAAATCAGAATCATCAGAAGGATCAACAAGAATTCCAGATAAAATAATATTATTACTTGACCTGGTTTCATAAGAGTTTATTTGATAAGATTCATTTACTGGCTGAATTCTTATTCTTGTATTCTTTCCATTATTATTCAAAGAAGCAACACTTTCTTCAGGAGCATTTATTATCGATAAATCTGGAGCATCAATTTTTTGAATTTCATTAAATGAATTAAATCCAAACCACTGAAGATCAGTATAATTATAAAACAAAGCCTTATAATTACCTTGAGGGTCATTCCTCCAATGAAGCCATGAATTTGAACCAGCCTTGCTTGGCGAACTTGATCTATTTTCTAAATATAGAAAGCTGTTTCTTTGATCATTCAAATTACCAAGTACTGCCTTATCTGCATAAAACCACAAACCTTGCGCTAAATCAGAATGAAACCAAAAATTTTGCTCTCCATCTTCTATCAAGCTTACAAAAATAAAACCAAACAAAGTATTATAAATCCACGATGAATCACCATCTCTACTAAAAGCTGAGTAATCAAGAATAGAATCCTCTCCAAGATTTGGCCGAAAAAACCAACTAGATTGATACCAACTTAATGTAATATGATTTGCGTCAAAAACTTGATTAAAATCATAAGCTTGGCTAGAGTGATTGATTTCCTCAAAATCTTTTTCTATAGACAATATTTTATATAATCCGTCTGAACCAACTGTCGAGCCTTGAAGACTTATCCTTTGCCCTTCTTGCAATTCGTCAGAGTTGTTCCATTCGTCGTATATATAATATGTTTCAATTCCACCATTACTTGGCCCCACATCATCTAGTGTAAATCGATATTCCCCAGAAATAACCGACTGGCTATTATTTACATCATCTCGAGCATAATAAAACCTGCCATCCCCTGTGTTGTAAACAAAATCAAATTTCTGATAATTTTCTCCAGTTTGAAATATACCCTGATAATTAGAAATATGAGTAGGTTCTTGCGATAGATATATTTTCTGCTGGCTCATTATTTTATTATTTGTTTGATACTTATATTACTCTTTGCGTAAGAATTTTCAGATATCGACATAGATTGAGATTGTATTTTGCCTTTGGTTGAAAAGGTTGCAAGTTTTACTCCTTGAACAGAATACAAATTAGCAAATATTTCAGAATCTTGAATTCCTTCAGGAGAAAAAGAATTTTGTTGATCCCCATAACTATTAAGATTGGGTATCATATCATTCGCCTCGATGGTCATCTCAGACTCAATAGTTTCCACCGAAACTCGAACAGGCAATACGCCTTCGGCTCGAGTATTAACAGAGGTGTGCTCGGATGCTCGAATATTATTATGTATTTTTCTGTTTACCACTACTGAATAAGCCAAGGAGGATATTTCAAATTGAGAATCAATAGCATTATCGGCGGATGAACCGCTAGCTTTCATTTCCCCAAACGATTTCAATGAATGCGCAAAATCAACTTCTGTTTTTCTGAAAAAGTAATTTGTTTCTTTTCTTATTGTTCCATATATATCATAACTCGCACTTGCTTCAATCAATTGAAATGGAGATAATCTAAAATTAAAGGAATTCAAATACATGTTGTCAAAAAAATATCTTCCCACTTGATTTGTATTGATGGGATTTTCGCTCATACCTTTTTTGATATCGAACAATCTATCTATATTATTAGGAGTTCCATTTTTCGCGAATGTTTCTGCTGATATGTAAAAACTGATTTCCAACTTGCCCTTTAGATTTTGAATTGGAGAGAAATTAACAAATTCTGTTTTGGCGCCAGAAATTGAAGGGTCATAATCTCCATAAACTCTTTCTACATTTAGTGATGGAGCTATAGATAAATTAGCAGACTTGACCATCAGATCTTTATTGTCTAAAGAAATTTTTCCATTTTCGAATCTTAAAAAAGGAGAACTCATGATATATAAAATTGATTATGCAATGACTCATAACCCTTGAAGGTCAAAGATACGCTCATTTCTTCATTGATAGAGCCATTGATGCTTTCACTTATTAATCTCACATTGTAGCCCGTAAAGCTATTTATTATATTGTTTTGATCTTGAGCATCCAATATTTCTATTTCAACAGAACTTCTTGGCGCAGATTGCAATCGATCTTTTATCTCTCGAATTTCATATTGATCAGCAATAATCGTAAAATTAATATCAGTTTCTATTGGATATTGTGTGTCAACCTGAACTGGATCTAAATTTTGCGCGATCAATTCATCACCTTGACCTTTTGGTATTGCATATACAGGTTGTAAATTTACTGTTCTAGAAAAACTAAAATCACTAACGGCATCAATATCAAAATCACTTACCTTTATCTTGATGCTTGATTGATCTGGGTATTGTACTTCTGGTTCTTGCTCGGTTATCAAGTTCGCGTATCCATTCATAATAAATGCATCCTTGCCCAATGCCAATACATCTCCATCATCAATGGTTCTAGTTCTTGCGTTCAAACTATTGTATGTAAAATCCGATAACTTCAACGAAGCGGTATTCCATTGATCTTTCAAATTTGCTGAACCCTCTTGATCAAGCACTTGCCCTTGAACATTTGTATAATATACATAATCTCCATCAAAAGGATAATATTCACTAGAAGTATTAACAGCATAAGGATCAACTTTCAAAACATTACTACCAAGATTACCATATACTTTAATATCTACTTGTGTATCAGGGATTGATCCTGCAGCACAATTCACTGAATATCTAGAAACCCTTGCTTTAGTAAACCCAAACCCTTTCGTATTACTGTCGTACAAAATCGCTCCGCTAATTTCCTGTTCATCGAAATCATATTTTCCCACAGAATTTGTATTCAAAAATGGATCTTTTCCAACCATCTTTCTTGAGATGGAGAAATTTCCCTCAAGAGGGCTATTGGGAAGAGCGTCGATAAAGCCAACGCCAGCTACATTAACAGGTTTTTCGCTGATTCCATAACTTCCATCAACATCTTGAACGCCATTCAATTTATGACCATTTATAATAACGGTTTGCTCATAATTAGAGTAACTCATGATTAATCACTCAAAAGTCCTCCGGCCCGTTGCTCCTCAACAATAACAGCAACAACCTGCTGCTTGATTCTTTCTGCTAGATCTGCATTTTTTTGTTCATCATTGGATCGATCCGCCGGATTTTCTCCTGAGGAGCGTTGATCTTTATCTTCTTTAGAGTTAGACCCCTTGTCCATGTTAATTGAAATACTTATGTTATTAGTATTGCCGCCAGTTGTAGAAGATTTATCAGACGAATCTATTTGAGTTACAGCTCCTCCATCATTAAATTTTCCTGCGTTTATACGATCCAGCATTGGCTTTCCTATTTGACGAGCACTGCTTGCGCGAATTACATATTCTCCTTCGCTCAACATTGCGGGAATTTGGTCGATTCCAGACTTGCCTGAGATGTGGCCGCCGCTTGCGTATTTGTTGATTTTTCCTCCTCTATAAACGAGTGCCTTTGTTCCAGATGCTAAATCAGCGCCATGTATATAGTCCATTTGAGTCATGCCTGAGGACTGCAAATAATCACCAACAGATCCTTCATCAAAACCTCCCCCCAAAAGCTCTCGATCACCCCCAAAATCAATACTATTCATCATTTGACTAACACCCATACTTACAGCCGTACCAATCAATTGATTTATTAAAGCTCTTTTTTTTGCTTTTTTCTTCATTCTTTCCTGAAGAGCTTCTTGCCTTTTTCTGCTTTCTTCAGACATTATTTCCTGTATTTCTCTAGAGTCCTCTTGCAAACCTAGGGTTTGAGTTTGTCCGGCATAAAACATTGAAGACATGGGTTTTGATTGATATTTTCTTCCGGACTCATACACTCTAGCTCCTCCGAAATTTGCAGCCAATGCAGAACCAACCTCGCCCCCGTCATTAAATCCTGGTATTTTAAAAAATGAACCTAAAGACTTAAAAGGCGAGAATAACATCTCAAGAATTTTACTCATGAATCCGCCTCCAGCAGGATTAATTGCATCAAAAACATCTCTACTTGGCGCCTGCCCTAAAAAATTACTCCGGCCAACTCCTATCTCTGAACCAAATACCCTACGGGAAGATCTTGATGAATTTATAGCTCCTTTTATATCTGTACTATATTTTTGACCCTGAATTGGTTTTCCAAAAATTTCTGATAGACCTTGAGATGGAGGATTTTTAAAAAAGTCCCCAACACTTCTGCCTCCATTTGAAAGTCCAGGAATAGTTCCTCCTGCATTCAAGCTATGCATGAATGCTCCACCGTATTTGTTTACTGCATCGCGACCCATCACATATTCGCCATCGGTTACCATAGCTGGTACGCCGCCACCGCGACTATAATTACGTATAGCTCCGCCACGATATTTAGCGCCAGGCATTGGAATATTGCCGACAATTTGGTTTGCTATATTTGTTAAGTATGCCCCTTGTATCGCTTGCAAGAAATTCATGGCAACATTATTCAGCACATCATCAAGATCCTCGGCTTGATTGATTGCAGCTTGCATGCCAGAAACCAACCCATCTCTAAAATTTGTAGCAACAATAGTGCCAAGTTGATGATCTAATTCATCTGCACTTCGCCTCATTTTTTCTTGTTCTGCGGCGAATCCATATTGAAATGCTTTGGGGCCAGTTCTTTGACGGATCAATTCATCAGTTATTTGTTTTTCTGTTTTTGCTCGGTTTTTTGCTTTTTGTTCTATATCAGCGTAATCTTCTTTTAAAGAAGAAAGTTCTTGTGACGAATTTCTTAGAAATGCATTTATTTTTTGAAGATAACCAGATTGCTTTCCAACCTCTATAGCAATTTCTTTTTGATCTTCTACACTGAGATCTGCAAATCCTTGCTCGGACAAACCTTGAGCGGCAAGTTCCTTTTTAAACTCTTGCTCAAAGTCACTACCTTGCAATGTTGTAATTAATTTTTTTGTTTGCCCAAATTCAGCTTTTCTTTCAGAATCATATCTAGCAGCCGCAGCAGTATTAATAGCTTTATTGTATGCGTTTTGAGCTTTTTCCGTCTCTGTCATCAGATGTCCCCTCGTTCTAAGCTCGAAATCATATTGATTATTCATTTCCGCAAGCAGATTACTTGAAACACGCATATCTTTATTAAATTTGTCTTGAGCGGAAAGTAAAACTTTTTCTTTATTTAAGCGAAGAATTATTGCGTCGTTTTCTTGCTTTCTGAGCATTTCTTGATCCTGCAATCGGTTAGCTATTTCTGAAAAAAGCAGCTCTATTTCTTGGGGTGTTTTGCTTTGTAATCCTGAAAGAATAGTTTTGCCACTAACCTGCTCTTCTCCAAATAATTCTTTAAATATCTTACCTCCTGAAAACATTTTATCTTCAGAACCTCTAAAGGCTTTAGATAGTATTTCTTTTTGAGATCGAGTCCTTCCTAGAAATTCCATAGTTTTTGCGCCGACAGCCTCTGGGTTTTTTTCTTGAAAGTCTCGCAAAGTTTTTACATCAGCACCACCTACTTTATAAATTATGTCTTCTTCTTGTTGATTCAGGTCCTGTATTCTTTTACTTATTCCCGCCTTTATACCTTCATAATCTTGTTCAGATAAGCTTCCAGACATTCGATCAGAAAGAATTGAAAACATTTTCGAGCTTAATGCTTGTCGTTGTTTTTGTATGTTAGAAGTCCCTTCTTCAACCATTAATGATTTAACAGCCTGAGTTCTTACGGTTTTTAAATGCTGTTGGACAGAAGGTAAATCCCTATATGATTCTTCAGCTGTATAACTTTTCCCTTCTTTGATTTTTTTTAGAACTTCCTCTGGTGCAGAAAATTTAAACATCATATCCGAGAATGCTTCTCCTGGCTTAGGGCTATATCCTGAAAAATATCGCCCCCCCACTTCTGTTGCTGGTTTCAAAGCAATATCACTTAAGCCAGATTCGATAAAACCTCTTATGCTTTGATCAAATTTGCCAGACGTTGCTTGTCGCCTTGCTCGAGCTTCGTCTTCTATAGCTTTGTTAGACTCGTTTAGGCTTGATACTAATCCCCCCAACGCTCCAACCGCGGCACCAATTGCAGTACCCCAACCAGGAAACATCATACCCACAGCTGCACCTGTTGCAGCACCACTCATCATTCCTGATGCAATACCTCCTGCAGAACCAGGCTTATCTGCTCCAGGAATAAATCCAGCAAGCATTGGAAGTCCCATCATCAAGCCCATACCGCCCATTCCTTGGTTCATATTTTTAATTCCTCCAACCAATTTAGCTCCAAGCGTTTTCCTTTTTGCGGTATTAGCTGCAACTTGTGTTGTGTTAGACTGAGAAGCTATGGTGTTTGCTTGTTGTGACACTGTGTTTCTTGTTGTAGAGGTGGTGTTTTTTTGTTTTTCTGTGGTATTTTGTTTTGTGATTTTATCTGCCTTATCTAGTCCACTCTTACTCAATTCAATAGATTTGCCATTTTTCTTTTGTTTTTTAATGGTTTCATCTATTTGTTTTCTATAATCTTCCTCTGAATACATTGAAGCATCAATACTTTGAATTTGCTCGTTTATTTTTCTAGCGAGAGCTTTTCTTTCGTCATTATTTCCAGCGTCTTTACCTATATCTCCGGCTGTAAAACCTTCTGCATAATTTGGCACAAATCCATTCGCACCAAACACATCACGTAAACCATTTGGCTCATCATGTGTATTGGTTACGCCGAGGCCGAGAGGATTACTTTTGTTTATGAGTGCGCCGTGTGAGCCCACACGAATTTGTGAAACTGGAACACCAGCCGCTTTTTCTCGGCCTATTGCATCAGATAATGGATCGGCGAAGTTGGGGATGTGGCCGTATGCTCGAGCTTTGGAGTAAAAATCGTTTTTTAATCTTTCTAAATTTCCGTATTTACCTTTTGGCCAACTCGCAAAAGTCCTCTTGCTGTTCTGTGCCGGAACCAGAGGGTCTCCTTCTTGCCCTCTTTTGTTAATATAGTCTTGAAGCTCAGAAGTATAACCCAGGCTTGCTAAATTTTTTTGAGAAACTTGACCCTTAGGAGCAAAGGCCATTGCTTTTGCTCCTCCTATACCCTCATAACTATCAATCCTGTAGAATTTTTCTGCGGCAGATTTAAGATGGGCTGCATCACCACCACTTCCTAGCGCTATTTTAGCTTCAGCCCCAAGACTTCCAAGCGGTCCAGCCCCAAATAAATCCCACAATGCATCTCTGCCAGGCCTAGGAATATCTAACAATGCATTTCCTGGAGGGTCTACGCCGTAAGCTTCCTTAGCAACTCCTTTCTGAACTGACATGATAATTTTTTCAAAAATTTTACCAGAAGCAACTGCTACATCTGAAGATGTTATTACGCTGGGAATACTAGGCATCTTAAACAGCGAATTAACAAGTTGATTCGAAGTTTTTTGCGCTTGCTTAATTAGGTCTCCCTGTATTTTATTTTTAATTTTAGGATCATTAGCTTCTCGCTCTTTATCATCTTTACCAATAGTAAAATATGGAACATTCACAGCCTTCATCCCGGTTTTTTTTGTAGCGCTAAATTTTTTATCTCCGCTTTTTGCACTGGGGTTTATATAAATTATATTTTTCTTTCTGTCTGGACCAGTATATCCACCGCCATCTTGAGCAGAACCAGCAAATAATACCATTTTACTATCCGCATTATATGTTTGCGCAAAATTCGGTATATATCCCCCCGCAGCATATGGATCGAATCCATGTATACTACCAAATGCTTGTTGATAATTTTTTCCAGCTTTGCTGGATTGTGGGGGCATGATTGCGGGCTGTTTAAAGCCTGCGAAATTTTTGACTGTTTCTGCGCTGTTGTATATGACTGGGCCTTCGCCAGGCATGTTCATACTACGAATTGTTCCAGCAGCATATCCTCCTCGTGCAGCTTGTGCGCGCTCGGGGTCTGCATAATTTGGAATATGACCTGAAGCTCTTCGCCTTCCTTGTGTTAAATTTGGGCCAAATCCCTGTCGATACAAAGTACTTGCGGCTTGTTTGCTTACTACATTTAACGCGTTCGCTTCTGCAACTTGAGCTTTGAGTAAACCAAGTATGATTTTTTCCTTTTCGGTGCGACTGATATCGGTACGCAACATTTCTTTATTGAGAGCTGCGTTTTGACCAAACAATGTTACCAAGCTTGTTTGTATGGCTTTTTGTTTTTGAGCTTCGCTTGTTGTTCCAACCAAAGAAGTTAAACTTTCTTTTGTGAATTTAGCTGCTTGACCTAAAAGTTTAAAAAACACTGCTGTAAGCATAACCAATCCTGGTCCAGTCAGCACATTACCTATGCCTTTGAGTAATCCTGTGGCGAATTTGCCTCCAGCGCTTTCTCCATCTCCAAGAGCGCCTCCTATTCCCTCAGCAAAGCTTTTGACTGTGTTCAATATTTTCTCCATTCCAGGAGCAAGCATGATTTCGCCAATTTGCGCGCTAACTTGCTTGATAGCCAATCCTGTTTCAGTGGCCATTGCACTCATGGTATTTCGAAGCTGCTCATTTTTTTGAATAGATTCATCTGTGGCTGCAGCAGATATTCTTGAAGCTTCAGCCAGAATACCATTTTGCTTGGCCGCATCACTCAAAACAGCTTTTAAAATGTTGATCTGAAAAACTCCACCAACAGTTTGAGCAATCTGAGCTTTTTGCGCCGCAGATAAGGTATCAAATGTATTCGCAAGATCACTAAGTATCGTCTTGGCGCCCAAAACATTTCCTTCTATATCTCTTACAGCTATGCCAAGACTTTCTAATTGGTTCAATGTATCGGTTCTGCCAATACGAGTGAAAATTGTTTTCAATGAGTTTCCGATTACTGCACCACCACGAGCAGTTTTTTGTTGAGCCGCCGTAACAATACCTACAAATTCATCAATATCAACTCCCGCACTCAAAGCAGACTGTCCAGCTCTTGAGATGGCTTGAGCAAAGTCTTCGGCGCTAACAGCAAACTTAACATCAACCGCAGCAAACTTACTAACAAGCTGAGTGGTATCTTTTATTTGACTACCGTATGTGTTCATTGCGGCAGTCAAGGCTTTTACAGCTTCAGCTGAATCCATGCCTGTCAAACGGGTCAAGATCAGAGCATCTTTGGTTCTCTTTAAAGATTCCTCAACGCTCAAGCCTTGACGAGCATATTCTGTTGCAGCTTGAGCGGCAACATTGAATGCTGCACCAGCTTCTTTTGCTACTTTAAAAAGGCCATCTCCAAATTTATCCAAGTTTTGAGTGCTTAAACCCATCACAACATTGATATCGGCCATAGCTTTTTCGACCTCAACCATATTGCGAACCATGCCTTTAAATGCATCAGCTACTCCATTGATTATGGCCATACTAGCACCGAACGCAAGAATACGAGCATTAGCAGCCTCCATCGATTTGGTAAACTCATCAGCACCCCGTTTCATGTTGCCAAGAGGCTGAGTTGCACCCTTGTCATCAATGGTTATTTTGATGGGCGTACGGCGAATTCTATTTACAGCCGCTTGTACCGCCGCTTCAAGCGGCTTAGTATTACCATGTACGTCAAGATCAATAGCCATATTTCCTTATTCCTTAGATAAGGTAAATATACACCAAAATTATGTCACACCATGTAATTTCATTAAATCTTCCATATTCAAGGTGCCACCTTTCTTTTTTGCTTCCTCATGAAGATCCACTGCGCCCTTGGGTTTTTGTATACCCAATCGTTCATAATCCTCATCCTTTGCGCCAACAAGCGTTCCGCCATCACCTTGTGAAAGTTTATCTTTTACCTTATCTCTTTCTTCTTTTGAACTGCTACCAAATTCCAACAATTTCGCGGGATCTTTTCTTATATTCTCAGGTATATTTTCATTTGAGTCAAATATATTTTTAAATACTCTAGTATATACGATCAGTCTTATTTGATTGTATGTCAATTCGCAAAATGGTTTTCCATAAAACTGCAGACTATCTTCAGCAAAACTTAAATATGGATTGTAAAAGTCTTCTAGTATTGTATATTGTATATTTTCCTCGCTGAAACTTTGAAAAATTTCGTTGTAAGTGAACACAACTTTCTTGATATCTACGTTCTCAAGCTCATCAAAAACTTCTTCGCTAAACAATTCGCGCTTCATTTCGGCATCTCGATAGAAACTCTTGATCATATAAAAGTCATTGAGTCTATCTTTTGCATACTTCTCGCAGGTGTTTCCAACAAGCTGTATTTTTTGGGTTTGCTTTTCTAGCAGCAATTGTTCTTCTTTTTTGATGATTTCTTTTTGTCGATCAACGTCTTTTTTGAGCACTAGTTTTGTTAATGCTTTCTTTAAGTTTTTGAGATAAAAAGTTTTTTCGGTGATCACTTTTTCATCCGCCTCAAGCCATTGACCTTCATCTTTCAGAAACTCAAGCATATCCTTTTCGGTGGGTACACCCCTGCGCTTGGCCTCATTATAATAACCCTCTTCGATCTCCTCAAGCTCAACTTGATCGTGTGGGGTTAAATGCTTTATATATACAAGCTGATCGTCAAGAATCGTGGTTGAGTAGCCACGAACTACATCTCTAAAAACTCTTCTGCGCTTGGTAGCTTCCACGCATTATATGTTTCCTTCTTCGATGTCCGTATCAAGCTTTTCAAAATCAGCTTTACTTACCGCACCACTACTATAATACCAAAAACTATAAAGCGCCGCAATTTTTCCGCCAACAATGTCATACAGTTCATCGCCGTCTTCTTCTAGCTCATAATAGGTCTGCAATTTTTGCTCAAAATCATTTCCCACAAACAAAGGATTCATATCCTCTTCGTCTTCTTTTTGTAAATATGTAAGATTAAGAATATACCATTGTATCACTTTATTTTCGGCACGCACATCTGCAGTGTGATTAAATAAATTGGAATAAGAAGTTTCAACATTAATAATATCCTTTCTAAGACCAGCGATTTCACCTGATATTTCTTCAAGTCGCTCAGAATCTTTTTCTGTTTTGGTTGATGACTTTAAACCCAATCTCTCTGCTTCTTGAGACAATTCTCCGTATTGCACATACATTTTTGTCAAAGCTTTTGCATCCTCTTCGGCAAGAAGACCTCCGGTGTCGCTGTATTTTTTGGCAAGCATCGCTTTGGTAAGCACTCCCTTTTTGATGCATTTACTCATCTCAACACTAAACTCAAGTTCGGCTTCCTCGATTTGACGACGCGTGGGTTGTTTCATGATGATTCTATAAGGAACCTTATCGACAACCTCTTTGGTCACAGACACCTCTTCTTTTTCTCCTGTTTCAGGATTCGTAACCTCACTGGTTTCGGTGCGTTTAACTTTTTCTTCTTTCTCGAATCCAAAGCTGTATATTTCTTTCAACTTTTTTCGAGTATCATCCATTGTAGGAAGTGTTTTTTCTTGTGCTGTTGTTTCTGACATGATTATTTTATTTAAATGTAAAGCCTATAGTATAATTATCTAAATCTCCTTGAATATTTCTAATTGTTTCGTTGCCAATATCCAATGTTCTTTTTCGGAGGTATTGTAATTTTTCGTCGCTAAAGTAATCGGCTTGATCCACGACAGGCACACAGCCTTCTGGCAAATTATTTCTTAATTTATCGAAATTAATTTGATGCTCTTTATGTAAATCCTCAAGCATTACGAGGAAACCCTTAAAAAGAGAAACCGTATTCCTGTGGCAACATTTATCGAAAATGTCTTCTGCGTCCATAAAACCTTATACCTTAAAAGGATATACACAAAAAAAAATCTTTCGTGTAAAAACATACATGGCAGAATTTCTATCACCCTCTGAGAGAGCAAGTATTGCAGCAAACCTACTCGACCTACATGATACATTTGGACGAGACATTGTGGTATACAAAGAAGCAAAAAAAGTTGTTGTTAGCACCGACCCAGGCTACAATTATTTGTACGGAAATGCAGGAAAAAGTACGCCCAACGTACAAAACGTTCCCGTGAGAAAAGTTTTCAAAGCAAGAATAAGATATGATACCGACAGAAATCTTGAATATTTTGGAGAAACAGATGCTCAAATAAAAATTAACAGACCAGACCCCAACAGTACAGTTCGCATCAAATTAAAAGTTGAAGATTACGAGTATATAAAAGAAGCAAAAAGAATCGAGCTTGATGGAAGAATGTTTCATGTTGAATCGGACCCGCGTCCACATGGACTTTTTGACACAATTCAATTCACAACATTATTTTTACGACCAATCGAAGCAAATGGCCAATCCACTAAATAGATCATTAAAAGCTACGCTAGCAAGAGAACTAAGAAACGACAAAGAGCTTCAACTCAAAACTCGTCAAATAATAGAAAAACAATTCTCAACAATTAAGCGAAAATTTATAAATGATTTTGAAACACATCCAGTCACTCAAGAGTTGAGAGGCGGATCAGGCTCGTCAAACATTACAAACAGCTTGCCCGAAGGAAATTTGTTTGGATTCATTGGCTTTGAAAGAGGTTTTGATCCAATTTCATCTCTTGAAAAATTGATCGCAAAAACAGACATCATAATAAAAAGAAGGAGAATGGGAACATTCGGATTCATTTGGACTTATCTAGTAACATCTCCGTCGCTTCAAGAAATGTATAGCGCGACACCATTACCTTGGGCAAATGGATCAAGTTGGCTTCGAGAACTAGAGGGGCGAGGCATTCCAAATCTTGGTCAATATATGCACAAAAGAATCACATCCAGTAGATCTGGAGCTGGCTTTCAAAATACCAATCGAAGCAACGGAGGCAGATTAAAAATAGGCTACATCAAGGAATTACTTCTTGAATTCGAAAAAAACCTCAACGCCATCGAAGCATCAAGAGTTTCTCGAGCAAATTTCTAACATGAAACCACAATTCCAACACGAACTAACAACCAGCTTTATGCTTTGGGCAGATCATTTTCTTGTCGAAAAAGCAGAAGCTTTTCAGAATTATGTATCCCCCTTGTATCCAATGGCCTCAGACGACCAACTTGGAGAAGGTTTTGTAACTTACAGTAGTCCTCACAAGCAATGGGTTTTTGATGAAAGCATTGAAGGCGCGCAAATTCCAAGTGGCATATATAACAATGGAACGTTCATGGAACGAGGGGACAATGGATTGATTATTGATTTTGATGATGGTCGAGTTATTCTTGATGCATCGTTCGGCGCAAACAATAATACATTAAGCGGAGAATATTCTGTCAAAGAATTCAATTGGTACATCACAAATCAAACAGAAGAACAGCTTATTATAGATAGTAAATTTGATTCAAATGGAAGATTCAAACAGGATCTCTCAGGAATAGCTCCACACAAGCAAGTTGTTCCTGCGATTTTTGTGAATCCAGAATTGATCGAGAACGAACCATTCGCATTTGGCGGAGAAGATAAAACAACAACCAACATTCGATGTGTCGTTTTCGCGGAAAATACATATCAACTTGATGGAGCATTATCATTTTTCACTGACTCCAAAAATGAAGTATTCAAAAAATTAGAATATTCAGACTATCCATTAACAGAATACGGAGACATCACAGGATTCAATTACAAAGAATTATCAAACAACAAGCAAAAAAACTTTTTTCACATTGAAGAAGTGCGTGCTTCCAAGCTTAGTGATCGAGTCAGCAAGAACATTGATCCATCTCTTTTTGTTGGTTTCATTGATTTCGAAATCACCAACTTAAGATTTCCAAGATCATAAATTTCCCTTTATATAATAAAAAATGTAATTAACAACAGAAATTTAACTTCATCCTTAAAATATTATGGCAAATAGAGCAAGAGTAATTTATCAAAGTGAGGCGCTGTACGCTGGTACAGTAGATGCCACAGGGCATCACTATTCAACATCAACAGACAGCTTCGCCTCAAGAACCACGCATGCAACTCAAGCAGAAGTTGACGCCGCAGTAGCAGGAGGCGCAGAGGCAAGAACAGGTATCATGCAATTGCGCAGGGTGCAAAGCGCAAACTATAGCTTCACAGTTAATCGTCAAGATGTAAATCAATTTGGTCAACTCGCTAGAATCGACAGTGTTGCAATTGACCCTCCAACAGTAACGCTTGACTTTTCATATTATTTAACAAATGGAGTCAATGAAAGAATTCTGGGATTCAATGTTGATGGAGCAACATCTGCACTTGCAAATGACGTTCTTCTTGGAACCGCGAACGAAACAGCAAATCCAGATGGTAAAAACTTTTTCATCTTAACAACACCTCAAGGTAAAGATGCTGTAGGAAATGCTAGCGCAGAAACAGAGAAAAGTGTTATTGCATTGGGCAATGGCTTTGTATCAAATTATTCAATGGAAGCTTCAGTAGGAGGCATGCCTACTGCCAGCGTTACTATTGACGGTTTAAATTTAAGTAGTTATACAGGAACTCAAGCAAAAGACCTTCCATCAATTAATACTCAATATGGTATTCCAGTAACAGGTCAAGACTTTTCTCTTCCTGATGCAATCAGCGGAGTAAACGGAACAGATAGTGATATTGATTACGGAGCAGAAGGAGTTTCTTGCTTGCGTCCTGGAGACATCACAATGAGCTTGGGATTAGAAGGTCGAGCAGGTCTTTTTGAAAACCTTCCTCACTCTGAGCCTGAAAAAGATTTTGACGCAGGATCAGCCCACATTCAAAGTTTTAGCATTGATCTCCCCATCGGCAGAAGCACTATTCAAAGACTTGGAAATCCTTATGGATACACAAGAGCAACAGATTTCCCTGTGAACATCTCTGTGTCTGTAAGCGCAATTCTTTCTGACCTCAAAGAAGGAAATGTTACAGATTTGCTTTTCAATAATGAGAAACATACTCTTGCATTCACACTTCGTGAACCAAATCAATTTGGAACCGGAGATATCGCCACAATCTACACAATTAAAGGTGCTCAATTAGAAGGTGAATCATTCAGCTCATCAATCGGAGACAATAAAACTGTAGACTTGACATTCACAGCTCAAGTTGGTGGTCCAGAAGATACAGAAAATGGAATATTCATTTCTGGATCTAAAAATGCTCTAACAATAGAAGATTTATTCGCTTAATTTAATTAAAGTTTAATTTCTAAAAAAAGACTCTTGACTTTTATCGGTCAAGAGTTTTTTTTATTCTAGATACATTCTCATTCCATCGAGACGGCCAATTGCAAAAGTGAATTCAGTACTAACACTCATATTGTCTCCGAGCGTTTGAGAATAGCTTTGTGATTTTAATTGTGCGCCGTCTATATCAAAA